TCTGCAGGTGCTGAACCTACGAATGGGTTTGACGCCATGCCATAACGAGTTTTGAACCCGATACGTGGCTGGAAGTCATTCTCGCCTACTGCACGTACCATAGTTAGTGGTACATATGGACAATAGAATACACCAGCATCATATGGGTTAGTACCCTTATAACCTACGTTGATGTAATCGGTTGTTGCATATGGGTCAATGTATACACGGATACGACCGTTCATAACACCTGCAAATGTGTTGCCTGTGTCATCTACGTTCAAGTTGGTTGAAAGCGCTGGGCTGTAATCCAACATACCTGATGCTGCGAGAGCTGTTGCAACGTCAGAAGAACATACGATGAAGTTACCTTTACCTCTACGTGTTTCTTTTGCAATTGTGTTAGCTTCGCGGTCTAGTTGTACACCAAGACCTTTGAACTTCTCAGCTGACCAACGACCATCAGCATCGCTTGACAAGTCAAAGATACCTTTGGTTGTTACGTTAGCTTGACGTGCACCAATCTTCGCTTGTGCGTTGATTGTACGTACGACTTCACGGTTGATCTCTGCAAGAATCTCTGTTGACAGAATGTTTGCCAACTCCGTTTCTGCATCCAAGCCATGAATTGCTTTCAAGTCTTGGGCCAACTCGAGTGTGTACTCTGCTTTCAAAGCACGTGACTTTGCTGTCACAGTTGCTTTTTCAATGGTGAAACCCATTTCAGCAAATGATTCACCTGTGTTACCAAGTGCTTCAGCTTCTGCTGTTGTGTATGCGTCACCAGTTACTGGTACATAAGAAGAACCTGAGTCAACAATTGTTGAGTCAGAGTTTGTGTCTGAAACACCAGCAAGACCTGATGGTCCTTCTGAACCGCCAGATGAAGTTGACGAGTCACCTGAATAGTTTACAAGTGCTTCGTTGAACAATGCTTCTGTACCGAGTCCACCAGCAGATGCACCAGCTTTTGAAGTTTTGTAGCGTGACTTCATTGCGAAGATCAAGCCTGTTGGACCTGACATTGGCTGAACACCACAAATGTCATAAGCCATCAAGTTTGGCATCGCACGACGAACTAGTGAAATCAAGATTGGGTTCCAGTTGTCAGCAGCACCGCCACCTGAAATTGTACCATCTGCTGCAGCGTTTGCAGCTGTTTCATTTAGTTGGCCTTGCTCACGCAATGCTTTTTCTGTGTTCTCCAGAACTGCAGCTGTTACAGAACGCTTGTGTGCGTCTGCAATTGAACCAGCTGATTCTTCGTTCAATACTGGAGACCATTTCTCTACGAGACGATCATAAGTTTCCATTATAGGATCTCCTAATTACTTTGTTGTTTTTCTTAGAGCATTTACATACTGAGCCATTGAACCTGTAAGTTCAATTGAATCATCAGCGTCATCAGATTCTGATTCTTCTGCAATTACAGAAGTAGCTGTTTTCTGATTAAAGTATGATTCTTTCAGAGTTGCAACTTTAGCTGCAAAATCTTCTTCTGACTCAAATGAAATGCTTTCTGCGAGTTTGGTTAGCTTTTCCACTTGTGTGTCTGCTAGATCACGTGAAGCTTCACGAATGATATCTTTACGCTTAAATGATTCTAGTTCTTCACTAAGTGACATTGCTTTTGCTACTGCTTCGTTATATTGCTCTTCGAGCTCTTCGTTTGCAGTTGCAAGTTCGTCTACTAGGTCGACTTTGCTTTCAGGAACTTCAATATAAGACTCAGCAAACAAATCTTTCAACTTGTCCATAAAGCCTTCTGCGATCTCAGCACGTAGGCCAGATTGGATCGCTAGTTTGTTTTCTTCCATCCAGTTTTCAACCACATAGTTGAGGTAGCTATCGACTTTCTCAACAAGATCTGCTTTCGTTGATTCAACTTCTTCTGCCAATTGCTCAGCATACTCAGTTTCCAAACGATCAATCTCTTTAGAAAGTTTTGACTTAACCGCTGCTTCAAAAATTACTGCTGTTTTGGCTTTAAACTCATCAGAGAGTGTAGCCTCAGATTCTACAAGAGCATTCAGGTCTTCACTAAAGTCCCCATCAAATTCAACGTCTTCGGCCTTCATTGCTTTGCCAGCAGGTTTTAATTCAGACGGTTGGCTGTTGCTCTTATCACCCTTACGCTTCTTAGCGCGTGGGCCTTTTTCTTCAGCTGCATCTACAGATGCTACTGACTGAGCTTCAGCATTCTTTGGATCGTGAGCTTCTTCGATTTCCTCGTCGAGCTCGACATCCTGGTCTTCGATTTGATCAGTCATGTTTGACTCCTTAAATTAAGATTTCAATAACGAGAGGAAATTTTTGAACTCACGAACTTGCGTTTCATATAGATCCGCACGTGGAGCACGTTTAATTTCAGTCTCTATTTTTTCAATTTCCCGAGCTTCAATGATGCCATTATTCCAGATCCAATCAACACCTTCCATTATTCCATTAACAAAAGCATTTGGTGCTGATGGGTCTTGTACGATATCAACCGTATTAAGCATAAAGTCATCTTTGACGTACATACTACCGTTACGTTGCTCGAGGCTACCCATACCACGAGTTGAGACACCTAGTTGAACACCACCCTCAAGCAAACCTTTAACAATATTGCCCATTGGAGTATCCAA